GGCAGCTTGCGTCGGAAATCGAGCTTGTCCCGCAGGTGCAGCGGGTGGCGCTGGCCTTGCAGCTTGTGCGCGATATCGACAGCCCGTGCTGTGCGCTGTCGCTGATGCGGCTGAGCCGTCTGGCCGAGGAGCAGTATCTGGCGATCCGCCGCGAAGAGTTCATTCGTGAGAATGAAGCGCGGAGGGTGCACCGGTGAAGACCCTGTTGAACACGCATTCGAACCCCCGCGCGAGCAGGTGCCTCCATGGCGCGCGGGTCCTGCGCCGCGACCGTGCGAGGCCGCAAGGCCCCGGTCGCGGCGTCCTTTCCATCATCGGCGATGTGCTGGGGGGTGTCGCGCTGTTTGCGGTGCTCTTCGGCACCGCCTTGCTGTCTCTGCTGGTGTCGGGATGAGCGCGGTGGGCCTTCGCCTCGTCCGCTGGGGCACGGGATATGCCGTATTCAGCGGTCCGAACCGCGAGACCCGCGTCTACAGAGATCGCGAGCATGCCTTGCGGCAGATGGACCTGATGGAGGAGGCCGCGCGGCGCGGTGGTGAGGCGCGCGAGCGGCCCTGCCTGAGCTGCGGCGCGTGGTTCTGGTCGGAGAGCTTCGGGCACCGGATGTGCAACCGGTGCCGCGAGCGCAAGTCCGGCCTCGATGCGAGGATGCTGGGCTGATGCATCACGCGCCGCTCACCTCGCCGCGCCTGCAACGGGTGCTGTCGGTCCTGAAGGACGGGCGTCCGCACAGCACACGGGAGATCGTGCGAAAGGCGCATGTGGTGGCGGTCAACAGCTGCATCGCGGAACTGAGGGCGAACGGGGCGGTGATCCACTGCACCCGCGAGCGGAAGAAGGACCGGCTGATCTGCCGGTATAGAATGGTGAAGGCCCCGGAATGATTGAGAAGCTGACAAGCATCACCGAACTGCCCGTTGACGACATCATCGTCGAGGACAGGTTGCGGGTGACTTCTCCCGATGGTGTCGCCAATCTGGTGGAGGCCATACGGGAAAGCGGGTTCACGGGCAGCATTCAGGTCCGTCGCAAGAAGGACGGCGATTACCTGATTGATGGTGCTCACAGGCTGGCGGCGATGAAGGAGATCGGGGCCAAGACCATCCCCGTCGAGGTCATCAGGTGCAGCGATTTTGACGCCCGTCTGAGGGAAATCGACGCGAACCTGATGGGCCAGCCCATGTCGGCGTTGGATGATGCATATTTCATGGCGCAACGTCGCGAGTTCATTCAGAAAAAGCACCCTGAACTGAGGCAGGGTGCGGCGGGCGCTGCCGCGCGCTGGATGCAACTGCATTTCAGTGCACTTGCAAAGACCATTGCCGCTTCACGCGGGATCAAGGTGCGGCAGGTTTATAACATCATGGCTGCCGGGGCGTCGTTGTCACGCGAGGAATACGAAAGGCTCAGCCTGACTTCTTCGATAAAGCTCAGCGACCTTTCCGGCATTCGAAAGATCACCGCGCCAGAAGAACGCAGTTTCGTGATCGAGGCGCTGGCAGAAGGCAAGGCGGCGACGGTCAAGGCGGCGCGCAAGGCCTATCTTGCCGCGCGGGGCGAGGTCCCGGCCCCGCTGAGTGAGACCGATCGGGACCTGGCGCGGCTGATGGATGCCTGGGACCGGGCGGGCGAGAGTGCGCGCGTGGGTTTTCTCGCAGAGCGCGGCGATGCGGTCCGCGCGCTGCTGGACGAGATCGGGCGGGGGGACAGGACATGACCGGCCCGGCCCCCGCGCAGGAATGGTGGAGTGCGGCAGAGCTGGCCGCGTCTGGCCTGCCGGATGTGCCCGGCACCAAGCGGCGGGTCAATGACCTGGCGCAGCGCGAGGGCTGGGCCATGATGGCGGGCAAGGTCCGGCGGCGGCGCGGTGCGGGGGGCGGGATCGAGTATCACTGGAGCCTGTTGCCGCTGCGGGCGCGGTTGCAGCTTGGGTCAGGTCCGGCAAAGGTGCCGCGCGAGCGGCGCGGGCCGGACGAGGCCTGGGCGCGGTATGAGGCGGCGGGGGACAAGGCGCGCGAGGAGGCCGGGGCGCGGCTGGCGGCCATTGCCGAGGTCGAGGCGCTGGAGGCGGCGGGGCTGACGCGCTCGATGGCGGTGCGCGATGTTGCGGGCACGCTGGGGCGCACCGAGAAGTCGCTGTGGAACTGGCTGGGCATGATCGATGGCGTTCGTGCCGCCGACCGGCTGGCCTGTCTCATCGACGGGCGGGCGGTGCGCCGCAGTGGCGGGGCGCGGGTTGAGCTCGATGATGCATTCATCGCGCTGGTGCGCAGCGACTGGCTGCGCTTGTCGCAGCCGAGCCTCACGAGTTGTTATGATCGTGCTGCCCGCGTCTGGTTGGCCGAGAAGCGCAACAGCCCGGTGCCGCCCTTGCACCAGGTGCGGCGGCGGATCAGGGCCGAGGTGTCGCGTCCGACCGAGGTGTTTTTGCGCAAGGGGGCGGAGGCGCTCAAGCGGTTCTACCCGGCGCAGGTGCGCAGCAAGGCGTTCATGGCCCCGATGGAGTGTATCCAGGGCGACTATCACAAGTTCGACGTGTTCGTGCAGTGGCCGGGGGTCGAAAAACCGGTGCGCCCGCAGCTGATGGTCTGGTCGGACGTCTATTCGGGCAAGCTCCTGGCCTGGCGGCTGTCGGATACGGCCAACAGTCACACGGTGCAGCTGGTGACCGGCGATCTCATCCGCAAATGGGGCGTGCCGCAGGCGGCGCTGATGGATAATGGCCGCGAATTTGCCGCCAAGGCGATGACCGGTGGCGCGCCGAGCCGGTTCCGGTTCAAGATCAGGGACGAGGATATTCCCGGCCTGTTGCCGCTTCTGGGTATCGAGATCCATTGGGCCACGCCCTATGCCGGGCAATCCAAGCCCATCGAGCGCGCGTTTCGGGACCTGTGCGACCGGGTGGCCAGGCATCCCGCGTTCGACGGGGCCTATACCGGTAACAACCCGACTGCCAAACCCGAGGATTACGGTAGCCGCGCGATCCCGCTGGAGGATTTCAAGGCGGTGATGGAGGAGGAGCTGGCGCATCACAATGCGCGAGGGGGGCGCCAAAGCGAAGTGGCGATGGGCCGGTCGTTCGATGAGGTTTTCAACGAGGGGTATGCGAAGGCCACGATCCGGCGCGCCACCGACGAGCAGTTGCGCCTGTTCCTGATGCGGGCCGAGGGTGTGCGCGCGAAAAAGGACAATGGCGAGCTGACGCTCTACGGCTCGCGCTACTGGTCGGAGTGGATGTATCGGATCGCGGGCGAGCGGGTGGTTGCGCGGTTCGATGCCGACGATCTGGCCGCCGGGCTGGAGGTTTACGACCTCAAGGGCCGTTACCTTGGCCATGCCGAGTGCCGCGAGGAGGCCCCGTTCCTGAGTGTCGATCATGCGCGCGACCACAACCGCAAGCGCGGCGCGTGGGTCAAGGCGCAGAAGGCCGAGGCCGTGGCGGCGCGCGAGCTGAGCGCGGCGGAGATCGCGGCGCGGCTGCGCGGGGCGGGCGCGCTTGCCCCCGGCGCGCCCTTGCCAGAGGCGCAGGTGCATCAGCTGGTGGTGCCGCACAGGGCCGCGCCGAAGCGGCGGGCGGCGCAGGCGGCGGATGAGGCGCGCGAGGCGGCGCTGGAGGCGCAGCTGATGCGGCTGGAAGAGCATCGCGCGCCGCCAAAAGAGAGCGCTGAGCCCGAAGAGCGCTTTGCCCGCGCGATGGCGCTGGAGCGCGCGCAGGGCGCGGGCGAGGCGCTGACGCGGGCGCAGGACGAGTGGCTGCGCGACTATCAGACATCTTCGGAATACCGGGCGCATCTGCGCATGGCGCGCAGCTTCGGTGCCCGAGAGTAACAGGAAAAGGAGAGCAGCATGACACCATCCATCGCGAACCTGCGCAACGTCGCGGCGCTGATCGAACTGATCGAGAAGGTGCAGGGATTCGGGTTCCGGGAGGCCGGGATGGCCACGTTTCACGGCCCGTCGGGCTGGGGCAAGACCACCGCCGTCACGGTGGCGGCGAACATGTTCAACGCGCATTGCGTCATGATCAAGAGCTGCTGGCACAAGAAGCATTTCCTGCGCGCGATCCTGCGCGAGATCGGACTTCCCCCCAAGGGGGACAACCCGACGATGGTGGACGAGATCGGCGCGCATCTGGCGCGCAGCGACCGACCTCTGATCATCGACGACGCGCAGTATCTGCTCAGATACAACATGATCGAGCTGGCACGCGACATCTTTGAGAGCAGCCATGTGCCGGTGATCCTTGTGGGCGAGGAGGAGCTGCCCCAGAAGCTGACGAAGTGGGAGAACATCCATAACCGGCAGCTTGCATGGGGCCGCGCGCTGCCCTGCAACATGTCGGACGCGAAGAAGCTTGCCCCGATCTACACGCCCGGTGTCGATGTGGCCGACGATCTGCTTTCCGCTATCGTAGATGCCTCGGGCGGCTCGATCCGCCGGGTGCGCAACAATCTGGCGACCGTGCGCGGGATCGCGAAGGGGCGCGGGCGGCGCGATGTCGATCTTGCGCTTTGGGGCAATCGCGATTTCGACACTGGCCAGCCGCCTTTGGTGCGGCGGGTGGAGGATTTCCGCCCCGTTACGCGGGCAGAGCGCGCCGATACGGTGGTGCCGCTGGCCCCTGAGGCGAAGGAGGTGCGCACATGAGCGATCTGTTCGAGGCCATATGGGCAGAGGTCCGCGATTTGCCCGAGTTCGACTGGGCCGATGTGGCCAAGCGCGGATGCGGCACTGACACGGCCAAGCGGTATATCCGCCTCTGGCTGAAGGATGGCCGGATCCGGGTGTCGCGGCTTGGAGTGAACAACAAGCGGTATTACAGCCCGTCCCATCTGCCCCCCGCCGGGCCACAGCCGGTGAGCGCGGATGCCAGCCCCGAGGGCAACATGTGGCGCGCGATGCGCAGTCCGGGTCTGCGCCACGGTTTCACACCCACTGATCTTGCCTGCCACGCGAATGCGGGCGGCGTCGAGGTGAGCGTCGAGAAGGCGCGGGCCTATTGCCGCCGGCTTCTTGGCTCGGGGCATCTCAAGGTGCGCCAGACCGCAATCCCCGGCCGCCGCGAGGCGATCTATCAGCTGATCGAGGATAGCGGACCGCGCCCGCCAAAGCCCGTGCGGCTGGCGGGCATCCTCGATCCGAACACGGGCGAATTCACTCCCGTGAAAGGCGGTGCGGCATGAGCGCGCTCGACACCGCCCGCGAATTCTGGGGCGAGGGCATCCCCGACTGGGTCGAGGCGCTGGCGCGGGCCTGCGACGAGACCAGCCAGAACAAGGTGGCGCTGCGGCTGGAGCGCAGCGCGAGCCTTGTGTCCAACATCCTGCGCAACCGCTACCCGGCGGATACGAGCGCGGTGGAGGATATCGTGCGCGGCACGTTCATGTCGGGCCGCATCGCCTGCCCGGTTCTGGGCGAGATCGGCACGCATCTCTGCCGCAAGTGGCGCGGGAAGGCACCTCGCGACAAATTCAGCAACGGGAATGCCCTGGATATCACCATGTATCGGGCCTGCAACCGCTGCCCCGTCCACAAGGGAGGGCAGACCGATGACCGCAGCTGACGGACGGTCTGATTTCGTGCTGGCGATGGCCAAGAAGGGCGTGCGCCCCGCCGAGATCGCCGAGCGCTGCAACATCACGGCCATCTCGGTCTATTCCCGGCTGGCCTATTACCGGCGGCGCGGCGTGGATATCCCGCGTTTTGCGCGCGGGCCGTGCCCCGCAGGCGAGCACCGGCTTCATATCGCCCGGGTGGCCCCGGACCTGCGCGACCTGCTCGCGCCGCACGCGGCGAAGCGGCACCTGACCATCAACGAGCTGGCGCGCGACCTGATCGACACGATCGCGCGCGAGGGGCTTGTCGATGCGATCCTCGATGACGCGGAGGACCTGGCATGACCCTTCCCGACACACCCCGCTGGAGCCACGCGGAGATGATCCGCCTTGCCGCCTCGGGCGTGGCCAAGGTTGATCTTCAAGGCCCGCGCGGCGTCACGCTGTGCTCGATGGACGAGATCGCCGCCATGGCCGCCGTCTGCGCGCTGGCGGGCGTCGGATCACACCCCCGTTCAACCCCCCTTTCAACAGGAGATGACAATGTCTGATACCCCCGATCTAATTCGTCGGCCCGATGGCAGTTATGTGAAGCTCTCGGAGCTTGAGCCGCAAAAGCGGCTTGCGCATGATCTGGCATCCGATCTTTTTCACCGGGCGGTCGCGCTAAACGAAAACCTCTCCGCGTTCAAGGCTTTCGGACTAAGCGAGATGCGCGCCTATCGCGACATGATGCTCGGCGATTATGGTGTGAAGGTCGGCGGCAAGGAGGGCGGGTTTTCGGTCCGGTCTGCGTGCGGCACGATGGTCGCGCGGCTCGACGTGGCGAAGCAGGTGACATTCGGGCCGGAACTGGAGGCGGCCAAGGCCCTGCTCGACGAATTCTTCGAGCAGGAGCTTGAGGGGAGCAGCCCGGCCATCCGTGAAATCGTCTCCAAGGCATTCAAGTTGAATTCCAAGGGCCGTCTGGACACTCAGGGCATCCTTGGCTTGCGCGATTTCCGCTTTGAAAGCGACGTGTGGCGGCGCGCGATGCAGGCCATCGACGACGCGATCTGTCGCGACAGTGCCACAACCTATTTGCGCGTCTACCAAGTGGACCCTGAACGAAAGAGCGAAAAGCTGGTCGCGCTCGATCTGGCGAAGGTGTGAGGGGATGCTGACGCTGATTTATGCCTGGCATTGTTCGCATGAGGGGGAGAGCGCCGAGAACGGCCTCTTCGCGTTGGCGATGATATGCGACGTGCTCATTGCCACGGTGCTTGTCGTCGTTCTGGTGGAGGTGTGAGGGGATGGTGAGCATTTTTGACAAGCCGCTCTCCGACCGGTGCACCAATCCGGGCCGATACGACTATTGGACGTGTCCGGGCTGCTACGGTGACCTTGGGGATATCGGCACCGGGCTTCACACCTGTCCGCATTGCGAGCGGCAGATCGAGTGCGAGATCGATCAT